GTCTCTTTGATTTTAAAATAATCAAGACCTCTCCAATCATTAAAATAAAATGGAGCTATTTTTATAAAACTCTTGTCGACTTCTTCACCCTTTGCAACACAATCAGCAACAAAAGATGATATTGCTTTTGTTACACCAATTGACGGTGGCGACATTTTTATAGTTTTCCCTATTCTTCTAATAGGGAAAACAAAACCTCTTTCGGTAGTGGAATAATATTTAAGCAAATCCCGATCTATATCATAATTGCTCAACACACCAGTTCTAAGCTCAATACCTTCCATCCCAGAGCATCCTTTTGTAGTGCATCCACCTTCAGGGTTTACAATAATCCTGTTTTCCCCCTTAACAAAAGTTAAGTCCCTTATAGCCATGATGATAAAGAACCTATCTTCTTGCTTTAGGTCCCGGTAAGACACAAGACCTCCGTTTTCCTCAAACTTAACTTTACAGCATGCCTCAAGAATGAAATTAAGCTTGTTATCTATATCTAGCATGTCATCCTCATCTATTGTTGAGAATTGTCGTATTTCCCTGACCTCCGCTGGTCTGATAGCTATTCTTGTTGCTTCCGGATAAAATAATCCCTGAGAGGGTAACATCCCCATCGGGAGGTTTTTCCACCCAAGGTCTAATGGTTTAGATTCGGCCTCTTGCACATAAGGTTGACTTTCAACTTTACCTTCATGAATGTTACCAAGAGGGTCTTCTGTATTTTCGGGCTGCTTTTCTGGATAAATATTTTCTTGTAGCTCTGTATCCAGATTCAAGCCATCTGGTTCATCATATTTAATACCACCAGCGATTTCTTTTTCCCTGAGTATTTCTTCTGGAGAAAGGTTATTATCGGACATATTTGACATTTTCTTTATATACCGTTGGTATAAAAAAACCAGAAATTATAGAAAAAAATTGGAGTTAAGTTCCGTATTAAAGGAATAGGTCGTTCCAGTAATCTGACTTCCATGTAGTATCAATGGTATAAAGAGCATCTCCGATATCGTAAGAAAGGTTCATTGGAGTAATTGGCTCTACCAAGAAACAATTGTTCAGTGTTATCCTCCTGAAGACATCACCTTGTTTATTAAAAACAGAAACTACCATAGAACCAACATAATCTCTTTTAAGACCCATTGCTCCAGTTAATGGATTGTAAATTAAATCAGACCATTGTCTTAAAACCTTATAAAGAACCATAGAATTGTCCTCATTAAGGTTCACTTCGAAAGACATATTAAACTGTACATCAGATGTAGATGGTTCACCACCAGCATACCTTCTTTCAGCAAACTTGTAATATTGGGTAACAGCATCAGCTGGCTGTATATCAACTTGTAAGGCAGAAATACTCTTCACTTGCTGAGTAAGTATATTCTCACCCTTAAATGTAGTATTAGCAAGATTGATACCGTTAGGTGGAGTTATAAGAACCTCAAACTGGTTTAAGAAAACCGGCTCGTAGTTATTCCTTGCTGCCTTAGAGTTGTTAAAATGTGGTAAACCTGCCATTTATGCTTTGTTATATTTTATAGGAATAAATCGTCCCAGTAATCAACTGCCCAAGTCATATTAATCTCATAGAGCGTAGTACCATTTACGTATTCTAGCTCCATAGGATCAATTGCTTTTAGTGGGAAGCAATCCTTAAGAGTAATTCTCCTAAATACATCACCATTTTTATTGAAGACAGACACAACGATTGTCCCAGTATAATCTGCTTTAATTCCTTGCGCCCCTGTCAATGGATTGTAAATTAAATCAGTCCACTGTCTCATCGTCTTAAAGACGTACATTGAATTAGCATCGTCAAGGTTGACAGTAAACTTTAAACCAAGATCCAGAGTTGTTGTATCTGGTTTACCTCCAGCATAGTTCCTCTTTGCAAACTTATATTTCTGAGATACAAAGCTAGGGTTTTTATCCACATCCAAACCACTTACAGAAACAACTTGTTCTAGTAGCACTGGACCTCCAGAAACAGCCGCAGGTGGTATAACATTTACCTCAAATTGGTTAAGGTAAACCGGCTCAAATTTATTAACCGAGTTTATGGAATTTTGGTAATGTGGTAAACCAGCCATTTAGTCTTGTCCTTTTTTTATATTTATCCGAATTTTCAATTTTTTGAAATTAAGCGAATTGGATAAATCCTCCAGCAGCGATACCACCAGTTCTTGTAACAGTAATTCTGTTTATGAACTTCTGAATACCTCTAGCAGGTTCGATAATTACATCAATAATACCGATGTTCTGATCGATAATAGAAGGAGGGTTGTTAGAAGAATCCATGATTACTTGGTAAGCATAAATACCACCACCAGCTCTAACTCCATCTAAGTAGTTATCTACAAGGGTTTTGATCTCTAGTCTTATAGAATCTTCATTGAAATCAAATAGGTAGTTAGCCATGATCTCTTCAACGTCATTCTCAACACTGATGAGAAGGTCCCTCACGTGTACTAAATTAAATGCCGAATTAACAGTTTGATAAGCTGTTTGGTTACCAAAGACAACTACACCAAGGCCTCTCTTCTTAATTATAGGGTTAAGACCTACTGGCTCCAACCATCCTCTATCTTCGTCAGTGAAATCATATTCGAGTCCGACAAGGTTTTGTCCTGAGATTACCCCTCTCTTCTGACCTGCTATAATGCTGTAAGGTTCGCCATTAGCAAATTTTCTAACAAAGTTGTTGGAGATATAAGCTGCAGGAGGAACGTTTACATTTCTATTATTTTCCCTTACCGTTAAGTATGGCGTATAGAAAGCAGCGTATTTGGCTCCTTGATCTTCAGTAGGTAAACTGAAAGTGTAAGAAGGATTAAGAGATAAGTTACCACCTTCCGAAATATATTGTGCCTTCAGTGAAGGATACGGGTTAGTTTGTGTTGGTGCATCAGTAAACCTAGGGTCTGTTGACTCCCTAAACTGCTCCATCGAAGGAGCGTTAATTAAAGCAAGAGCCTTCTGTCTCATCATTGCCAACTTACTAAGCTGATATTTAGAGTTAGGCAAAATCTGACCACTGAAGGTATCTACGATGTATCTGAACGAGATCACATCCTTAGCAGCAAGTGTCGCTGCAATGTTTGTGTTGTACATTACATCCAGTAGTTCAGATACTCTAGCATCAGTACCATTTGGCCTGTGGGAATCCCTCATTGTAAACCCATTCAGGTATGTGAAGTCGAAAGACCTAGTAAACTGAGGTATTGACTTAAACTTCTGAACTTGAATCGGACTCCCCGCATAGTAATAAAGAGGCCTTGCAGTTGTTACTTGCACAACGTTTGGTGTTGTTGTTTGAGCAACCGAGGTAACTCTCGTTAACCTATATTGTCTATTACTACCAACGGTTTCACAAATATCCTGGTCAGTAGATACTATAAGATCACCAACAGATATTGGGGATGATGGTGAAGAAGATATAGTGAAATTAGTCGGATCTATTTGTGTTATCACATCGATAAACTGGTTAATAGAGCCTACAGATGAAACTATATCCGTCTTACCCGCAGCTACTGGAAGACCAATATTGTCAGAAGCAAAAGGTTTGCTGCCAGGTAAACCCGTGGAGAATGCAGTATAATCTACCAAATTGTCTGGATTTTGTCTAGCAACGTTATCAAACTGCCTAGCATATGCTACAGCAAATTGGTCTCTATCAATTGTGCTTTCGTATGAAATATAATTAATGGAACTTCCAGTTTCATTTAACCAAATCTGGTCTCCATCCTCAAGTTCACCGTAAAGCAAGTCCTGGTAGAATGCTGTAGACAATTGTCCAGTTAAGGCGTTACTAGCTGTTCCACCGGTTACTGAACTAACTGATGTAATATCTAAATAATCAGAAGATGCAAATTGATAATAGTCAGCAGAAATGTTTCCAGATGTAGCTCCCACCATATTGCTATATGGAGTAACTGAGACACCTTGAGCAGAGTATGATGCAGTATCAAGTGGGTGTGTCCATGTTAGGAGCACTTCTCCACCCGTTTGAATAACACCAGACACTCTTAGTTTTACTAGGTCATTTTCGGAGAATTGGTTTATAACTGAACCAGTTAACCCAGATAAACCAGTAACTCTACCCATAATGTAAGGCGAAGAGGTAGCGCTTGGAGTTGCAAAAGATACCAATTCGTTTTTCTCTGCTGTAGTAAGGGAAGCACCGGTAACTCCGCTGTTAGTTACTACATAATGTAAACCTCCATACTTAAGGGAAGGATCATAACCATCGAAAGCTGTTGCTCCTACACCATATGTAGAGGTAGCTCCAATAGTTAGTAGTGTACCAACATTTATAGAATCCGGTGATGATCCACTAGCACCAGTAGCTGCATCGGTTATTGTCGTAACATTTTGTGAGTATAGGTAATCAGCAGTAAGATTCTGATCATAGCTTAAGAAATTAAGTCTTGCATCAACAATGTCCCTATCTGCCGTAAGCTCGTCAATTAAGTGGTGTCCTACAAGGTCAATCTTATAAGGATTAGTACAGATATCATCCATTGCATCCTCATCAACAGCACAGAATAAACCGGTAGAAGGAGTATTATTGTTAATAAGCGTTTGGATGTATTGGTTATTACCATTCAGGTCAACAAAATCTGGGATTAAACATCCTGTGGTTGAAGTAACAATATTCACATCAGGTTGTGATAAGAAATTGTTGATCTGGCTTTTTATAAATCCATTTCTTGTAAAGTATGAACTCCATTTAGGGTCTAAAGATAGTGTCTCGTAATCAGTCCAATCTCCAGATACTGAGATAACATCTATAAAGTAATCCGAAATGTAATCATATGGGTGCATGAAGCTAGGAACGTTGTCCGCTCCATACCAATCTAAGGCAAAAACATCATATCCTTGTAAAGGTTGAACCGCATCAGTTGATTTCCTAACAATGACACTTATTGCTTCCTTACCAAGGTTAACAAGGTTAAAAAGTCTACCAGTATCTACAGCAGAAAGTGTAGCTAAGAAGTAATCGGTATCAGCAAACCAAAATCTCTCCTTATTATAGAAGGAGGAATATAGCCTGGAGGTAAGAACCCCGTTAGATTGCTCAGTATCAATCGAATAACCAAAATAGTTAACCACATCAGCTGTAGGGCTATCTATATCATTATTCAAATTCAACAAATTCAGAGCAAATACTGGGCCAGTATTTAAACACGCAAATATTGAGCGGTGGAAGTAAGATCCTTTAGCCTCTAAAGTCTTATCTATATCACCAAAAATTGCTACCGCTGTAGTTACATCCGGTAAATACACGGGAGCATTAAAAGGTCCTTTATTCGAAAATCCCACCACCAATCTTATAGTCTGAGACGTAAGAATGACGTTTTCTGAAGCGTCAAACTCAAGCGTATAGACTCCTGATGCTTTAAATTGGGATAAATCCAGTTTGATTTTCTTTGCCATTATTGTACAAGAGATATTTTTGCCTACTATATATCTAAACCAAAACCAGCATTTTTGTATGCTACTCGGTTAGTAATTGTATATATCGGAAAAAGCAAATTATTTAGAGCAACTGACTGAAAGAGCTATAGAACCCTCCCTCTTTGGTTGATGCTCCATCCTCACTATTTTCTTCCATCTTTAGATCTATAAGATCCCGGTAGGTAGATTCACCAAGCTCATCATACAATTCACCAACAAGATCATAAAAATCGGATGATTCAAACATCCCAGAAAGATTTACAATCGTCATTGCTACATCATCGTGTCCAGATTGACTTGAATAAGTTCCCCTAGTGTTAAGACCGAAAGAGAATAACTCAGGTACAGTCCAAGTAGATTCGTTTATTATTACCCTATTCATCCTCATCTGAGATCTAAGAATCTCACAGTATTTCATCTTGTTTTTCTCGTTGTACTTTATACCAGGCTTTCTCGTCCTAGCAGATTCTGTGTGCTTTGTGTGTACAAAGATTTCGAGAGGAAAGTCGTCATTTAAAATGAGCTTGTCTATAAGCAATTCACCTTTAAAGTTAATCTCTAAAAGTACCCTTACATTTTCTGGATTGAAGAACTTAACAACCAAGGCTTCGAGGATTTTTTTAAAATCCTCAACCTCAATTTCATTATCCCTATAAATGCCAACCTGTAGAAGCCCGAAAAAGTCAGACTCATCTTGGAAATCATCCATGGCCTCTATTACTTTTTTTGGCAGAGGTACCACCTTAAAAATATTAAGAACTGTAAAATCCCCCTTTCCGCCACCAGCTAAGTCAATCGAAATAACAAATCTATTATTGAAAAGAGTATCAGTATTCAAACTGAATTTTGGATGCCATCTAAAATTGTCATACGGAAGTCCAACATCCTCTAGAACATCAATGTCCCTCCATTCATATTCAACCTCGTTTGCTTTAATTTTTTTAAGCTCGTTAGATCCTAGAAGCAATGTAGAGGAACTTAAAAACTGGTTGCCGTATTCCTGATTAAACAATTCTTGAGAACCTAGGTTAGCGATTTCTTGTTTTTTCCATTCTTCGTCCCTTCCGGGAACTTGCCACCAATCAACCCTTATAGGATTAAAGCTATTTTCACCATCAACAGCACCTTTATAAATTTCATAGAATTTATTCATTCCATTTGGGGTTGATGTAATAATAATTCTAGAAACCTTAGAAGAAGATACTGTAGGATATGTTGATCTAAAAAACGATTCTATAAAATTTGGGTGGATATGAGCAAATTCGTCCATATAAAGAAAGTGAATTGTAAAACCAATTGCGGATGTTTTTGTAGTAGTTTTTGCAATTGCTCTACACCCGTTATCAAACTTCATAGACATCACATTGTTTACTACCATACCAGGTTTTAAGAACCACGGCAGACCTCTTACTATTGCTTTGATCTTATCCATCAGTTCTTCTGCAGTAGAACCAACGTTTGCTAAGATCATTGCATTTTTATCGTGATTGAAAAGAAGATACCAAACAAGGACAATAGCTGAAGTAATTGATTTTCCAACCTGTCTAGGTGCTAAAAATATATTAAATCTATTAGCTTGATACTCACGGAGAACTGATTCTTGGTAGTCACGAAGTTTTACATAAAAAAGACCGTCATCAGTCATGACCCTACAGTACTTAGAAAAATAAACAACATCTTTTGCGCATCTTTCCATCTCTAAAATCTCGTCTTGTGTATACTCATACAAAAGATTTGACATCTTAAGCTCTGGGTCACCATCATGAAAGGGGTTATCAACAGACTTGTAATCAAGCCCCTCCTCTTCAACCCTAAATAGAAGTTCCTCTATTCTTTTGGTACTCCAGTAATTGGAATCTTTCTCTTCTTTTTCGGCCATTGTTAATCAAATAAATCATCTTCTACCTCCAAGCCAGTATCTTCTTCATCCAAAGAGATGTTTCTGCTTGCATCGATTTCTGCTTTCTTTTTAGCATTTACTACTGCGTTATCGTCAACATCCTCAACCCTTACATCCTCAATTTCAGCCCCTATAATATCCCTTAAACCCTCCATTAATCCCTTAGTTCCTCTAACCTTAATTCCCCCAGATTCGTTAGTGGATGGGTTATAGACATTCTTTCCGTCTTCTCCAGGTTCAAGTTGAAATGATCCTGAATTGCTTTTTTCCTCCAATTGGGTAGCTATTGATTTGTAACCATCCTCCATCTTTTGCACATATGTTTGGTAGTCTTTAGGCATTTGCATAATTTGAGATTGCAATTGTGCAAGAACCTCAAACATTCTTGGATTGGCGTTTCCAAGATCTATTTCTTCAAGTAGCTTGGTTATAGCGTGCTGTGCAGTTTTAAGTTGAAGCATCATAGAGGCGATGTTCATCGAATCAATCTTCTTCTTGTATTCGATGTAATCGGTTTGGTCTATGAGGTTCTCATCAAGATAAAACTTAACTATGGAATCAAGAACTCCCTTAGCATCAGTACCCGTAGTTTGAGTAGCCTCACTAAAGTTCATAAGTTCCGTGGTTTTTAGCCTAGGAAGCTCATCTGCTGTTACTGCATCAAAATCAAGATTTTCATCTTGCAGTATAGAATCAAGACTTTCTTTTATCTTTTCTTCGACTACCCTTTCTGGTTTCGGTTTTCTTCTTGGCATATCAATTCTGTTAATTACCTATTTCTTGCGAATTTAGGTAGGATCAATTGTGGTTTAGCGTTATCTATAATATATGCTAGTTGTTCATCCCTTACAGTGTTCTGGTTAAGGACAATTGATTGTTTATCAATATCTATCATGTTCTTAAACAGTCTTACATTCGATAAAAGGAGCGGGGATGTGTAAATCTTGTAAGCGTTATTATCCGTCCCATAGAATGGGTTGTTTACGTTTGTCTCAATATCAGAGGGAGCATCAAAAATGTAAGATTTGGTTAACGTCCTATAATCTTCGTGCACTTTAACTAAATCTGATGATTGTTGTGCACCTGGATTTGTTGGATCATACGACATTTTCCAGATGTTAATTCCCATCTGCTTATACTTGTTACTTATATTAACAACCAATCCATACCACTCTCCCTGCTCTGGAGTAAATTGCAATCTGGAATCATACGTAAGATCGTTTAAGATAATCTCAATGCTTCCTTGTTGTACATAATTATTATTTGCAGCATCGTTGGTACCAGAATGCACTAAGTCTATCCTCATGCCTTTTAACAAACCAGAGCCATCGATATAGGTTCCATCAATTAGATTCCTTGCTTGTGCCTTTTGCATTTTCCAATTTGCAGTATTCTTAGCATAAGGAAGATTTGGATTTGCAACAGAAAATTTAAACTCATCAGGAGTAGTTAGAACCTTGAATCCTCCCGAATGGTTAGCATCAGTACTAATTGCAACATACCCTTCCGGGTTATCCGAAAATTGCCTAAATGGGGTTAAATTGTGTTTATATGGGTGAGAGCTGTATAAAATTTGGTTAGCATCCTCTGAGACTTTTGTGATTGGTGCTGGAGAGTATGGTTTTTTAGCCAAGCTATCCTCATTAATATAGTTCTTCAAACTAAACCAACAGGTGTAGGATACCTCACCATCGCTCTCCAATAGAGGTCTGTTTTTATACCTAAGTGCTTCTCGATACTTGTTAGGCTGATATACGAATTCTGAATCAGAAACAAAAGCATCCGACATATCGTAGTAGTTGTTAAACACTATTGTCCAGTTGTTATTGAGATCATACCCAACTATAGGAAGATTCTTATAGATATAAGACCTGGTTGGGTCCTCTTGTCTTCTTTGCGTACTATCGGAGTATTGCTCTGGCTTAGCTATTTTTTGCTCTTCAGCTTCAACCTCTGCACCAAATAGCTTTTCTGTAGTAAGTGCAATTCCATCTAATTCCTCTTTGTAAGCAGGGTCTTTGAAATACGTATTAGACTTAGGACTATATTTTTTAAGCTCTATTTTGTAGTAAACCGGAGAATACATGAAATCCCTGAACAAGTAGGTAGAATTTATTTCATAGATCCTATTGGTTAAAGGGAAGTAAATAATATCTCTCTTCCTTGGTTGTGAGCCTCTTCCAAAAATGTTTTCGAAATAGGTCTTATCTATATGAATCTCGAACGGTTCGTCAAACTGGATTCCGAAGGGATCATAATTTGTTCGGTTATCTGGAAATTGATTTGAAGGAACCATTACCTTCACACATTGTTCATCTACAACATCAAATAAAGTATACTCCTTCAACACTACGTCTTTACCTCTAGCTTGTGGTTGCACTGAATAATAATTTGTCTCAAACCCAAATACCTTGTTTACAACCAAGCTTAAATCCTTATACAGGTTAACAGCCTTGTTTATTGCATAGGGATTAAAAGTGTAGTTGCAATCATCAAAAACAACTGGTCTGTTTGACTTCTCATTAGAGCAATTTGGTACAGGTCTATTAATAACCAAGTTATCTATTGAACCAGAAGGTCCACTAGGTCCAGTAGCATAGGTAAGATCAAGATCGAAATCAAGGATTACTATTGAAGGATCTATAGGTTCATCTGTCTCATAAGCCAGTGTTCCGTCCGTATTTACTACAACGGAAGTAAATCTAAATTCCGGGTAAAATGATTTTGAAGGATCAAGCGGAATTGAGAAGATTGTCGAATCGTTGTTGGAGGTATAACCCTGAGAAAATCCAGTTAATGCAGTTCCAACATTAGCCCAAAGGGACCAACTTTTCCCGTCAACAGAATATCTAAAATCAATTGCAATGTCATTTGGAATAGCTGCTGTTGGATCACCAAGATTTACAGGATCACCCAAAACAGCACCTGCTGTTTCTATTATCCACCCATTGAAGGCTTGTACATAGTTAAATGGGCTATCCCAAGTGAGAACCCTATAATTACCTATGTATGTGAAATTTAATGAGCTTTCGAATTGCTGTATTCTTTCAGCATACCAGGTAGCATCAGAACATGGTAAGTAATAGTAAACCCCATCGTCAGCAAGAGCTGTGTGATAACCATTACAACCAAGTTGCTCAGCACGTGCCATAGCAGCTCCAGTGGTTCCAAAATAGTTATCTGTACTCTGGTGAAAAACCTTGGTAGTATTCTCCAAATTGTCTTGGTATCTAAATCTAGGATCCGAAAGATCCCTCTGATCGCCGTTGCCGTTATAAACGGGGATACCTTTTTTTGGAAATCTATTTTCTGGGTAAAAAGCCATTATCTACAAGATATTATTAACAGACAAAGCTCGGTCTGTATGTTTATATATCCGTAGAAATAAAAGAGGTTAAGATAGGTGATTTTGTATCAGATCGTCGATATAGGTTTGAACAACCTCTGGGGTAATTGTTTTTGTACATTCAAACATCCTTTCGGTATCCTTTAACCTCGGACACCAATTCCAATCCCCCTTATCAAATTTTATTGAGGTATCACTAAAGCAACCATGGCAGACATCGCGGTTTATGATTCTATAGTTTTTAGTAGAAAATTCACACGCGGGATCCGAAAAACCAGATATCATTACAACTGGCTTGTGTAGTGACCAAGCAAGCCAGCTTAGACCAGACCCTATTCCAATAAAGAAATCGGAGTGATAAATGTCAATGGCTCTTTGTAAAATATCAATATCTCCAGTTTTGTCAATCACTCCATTTAAATTTGTTCCCTGCTTTTGTACAACAACAACCTTATAACCTATTGAATTTAAATAATCGGTAATCTTCTGCCAGCCGTCCTCATAGTGCCAATGTTTAGCATTAGCGGTAGAATCCATAGCCAAACACACATACTTTCCGTCAATAGTTGAGTTTGTGTTTTGTATTGTTAGTGGTACACTTTCGTTTAATAGGTCACCTTCAACATCTATTCCTAAAATATCCCCAGCAACCTGCTGTAACGAAATAGCTCTAGGATCCCTCCTATGTCTATCGCGGTCATTCTCGTCATACCACCCCACACCAAATGTAATTTTTGTATTGATCTCTCTTGACCCGGGTGATCTAAACCTTATGGAAGGATAATAGTTAGCAAGAAGCTCATTCCAAAATGTAGTAACATAGAGGTCACAGTCATATTTTCTTCTGAATTTTTCTATGACGGGCATCCAAGCTAGAGTGTCACCAAGTGAGTTGCTATCAACACTAATACAAACTTTTTCCTCACTAATTACGTCTTCCAGATCTCTCTGGTAGATTAATTCATCATTATCGTAAGCCTCTAATCTCCAAGGAGTAAACCATTTTCTATAAAGCCTTGTAAAAAGTCCAGCAGAAATTTCACCTGTATACCCATATGTACCAGTACTTAAATCCATGAACTTTATTGTACAAGGTTTAGCATTATTTGGTCCTATGCAATCAACATTAGCACCATTATCAAAAGTAAGTTCAAAAGTGTAGGGGTGTCTAAACCTTACAAAGTCCGCTTTTTTTAAGCTCTCATAAACTTTTAAGCCTCTATTTTTCATCTTAAATCTAATATGTCCTTAATTTTTTCCGTATCTGCAGGTATATCTAAAAAAGCACCGCTAGGGCTAAGATAGCTTACCAATGGATTCTGATCATAAGAATCCATGTATGGATCAAGTCTTCTCATTAAAATCGGTAGTTTCCATGAAAGAGTCTCCTTTATAACAATGGGATTTAACTCCCAATTAGAGGTAAAAACAAAAAGGTCAGCCGCACTATAGAAAAGATCCGCATCATCTCTTTCACCCCATAATTTGCAATTATCAGGTAGTGTTTCTAAAAGTGGTTCCCAATAGCTTTGAAAATTTGGTGCAGTATTTCCTATAAAGTGAAATTGTATTGGGTAGTCAATGAGATTTCTAGCGTGCTCTATAAGCTCACCTTGGTTTTTACCTGGTGTGAATAAACCGATATTTATTACATGCTTTTTGTTTGGATCTAGACCAAGACTCTCTAAGGCAGATTTTCTATCAGGTCTTTTAAAATCCTCAATTGGGTATTCTAAAATGTCTGTCGGAACACCAAGATCTTTAAATTTGTTACACATCCATTGATTTACCATAACCAGTTTATCCGGACAATATATCTTATCTGATGGGGAAATATTTGAGCTGTGGCAAGTTTCAACTATGCAATATGGTCTATCCAGTGCATATATTTTGTCAATAATCGACGGGTCTACAAAAAATTCAACAAAATCATCAAAATGGATAACGTCAGGGTAAATTCTATCAATTAAATCAAGTATCTCTGTCTTATCTTCCCCCAAACAATGGAATCTAGAACCAATCCTTTCCTTTATCCTATTTCTCTGTACAACATATTCCTCCGATGTATTGTTATATTGTATGCAATAAACTTCAGCTTCTTCGTTAAAAGACTCTATTTTTTTGTACAGGTATTGAGGCATTCCTCCAGTTGAAAGATGTGGAGCAACGAAAAGAATTCTCTTTTTTCCACCGGTTTTTTCATCCAATGTTTTTTGTATAGAATTGATTGTTCTTACCAATTCATATTTGGTTTTTCTTAAAGCCTCAATCTCTTTCATTTATTATTCTTTAGTGTAAATACCAGTTTCAAAATTTAACTGGCCTTCCCCATATTTCTGAATGATCTCATCTATTACATCCTTCTCCTGTGTGTCCAGTTCTTCTGACTTTTGAAGCAATGATATCAGAGTTGCCTCTATTGGCTCGAGTTCTTTTACCAGAAAATGCTTTCTAATATTCAGTCTACCTATCGATTCAACATTTTCTAAAATCTCGGTTCTTAAGGAGTTAATTTTTTCCAACTCCTCAGATGTTATTTTTGTTTGATTGTTTTCCATATGTTTTTATCTAAATTTCACCAGGAAAGTAAGCGTCTTCCATAGTTTTTAAATTATTTTGGTCTGTTCGGGTTTCAATTAGTTCCACAAATTTCATCGATTCTTTGTACAGAAATTCTACATAATCAGAGGTATCCTTGTAACAAGAGGTCCAGAGTAAAAAATGAAATCTAGGAAATGGGCATATCCTATCATCTCTCATGAGCATTGATGTTATTTCATACATCCTATGAAATTTTTGGTCCTCCAAGAGCATCTCTGCCAAAATAACCCAGTGCTCGTTTCTATCCGGACAATACCAGTCAGCTTGTTCAAGCCTTTTATATGCGAGATCTCGATTTCCTATAAATCTATGTGCTTGTCCGATAAGAACTATAGAAAGGTAACACATCTCATCAAACACTGTAGGAGGTGAGTCATTATCATAAACTGGAAATTTCCTTCTCACATAATGTTCAAGGTAATATATAGTCCTTCTAGCGTATTCATCACTATGATTTTTGCCAAACGGGAGATTTCCATTCTGATAAATATCAGCATAACTTTTACCAATATAGAAAAGATGGTAATCATCCTCTTTTATCTTCCCAGAACAAACCTGATCAGCTTCAAGTAAAAGAGCATCATTTAAAAACTTTAAAGGGTCTTCCCAAGTTTTACCGTCATTTGTAATGATATGTCTAAACCCACGGGGTAAGTTAATTACCTGAAAATTACCCTCCCCTTCTTTGTGACCAGAAAGATAAATTGTCTCATGCCTTTTGTCGTGCTTGAAATACCATGGCAATTTTGCATTCCAAAGCCAAGTTCTATAATATATTCCACCCGGGTCCTGAGCGGTAATATTAAAACTTTGAATAGATGTGTCGTTAATCAAAGACCAATCAAAATTATCATCAACAGCCAGTTGTTCATCTGCATCCATCCTTAAAATCCAATCACAACCATGATCAGCTTTTAAACATTCTTGCAAAGTGTGATCCCGATTAAATCCAGGATATTGCCATTCAGTTTCATACAGGTATCCAGGTATCCCCTTTTGAGAAAAGAAATTTCTAATAAGACCTTGGGTACCATCAGTAGAGCCGTTATCTTGTATAACCCAATAATCGATGTATCGATAGCAGGATTCAAGCATTCTCAGAATAACACGGGATTCATTAGCTACCATGGCATTCATGCAAATTTTAGCCCTCTTATTCATCATATACATAATTCAAAACCTGTTCATCCTCCCAGAACTTTATATCACTAAGGTCACTATTCATTATAGCCTCTTGGTGCCTATTAGTTCTCTTTTCTTCGTCCCACTCCCAATCATGGAACCCCAAATCAATTATCCTGTTATGTATTGCTTTGTTATATTTCTCTTTCAAAATTCTAGAAATTCTATTAATTTCGAAAGAGTTATAGCTAACAGTCCCGGAGCCATTACTATATTGAATATATAGCAAATCCTTAATATGGACTATCCTTGTTTCGAGAAAAGTTTTAATGATTAATTCTAGATCATCCGCTATTGGTAGGCTTTCAGCATGCCCTCCGATTTTTTTATAAATATCAGACCTCCAAGCCCTAACATGATTTGGCATTGAAATATTAAATCTAATAGTAATCGGATTTATAGAGGGATAGTGATGTGTTAGATATCTTTTACCCTTTATATTAACCCAAGAGTGTCCAGAATACCCAAAGTTAAAGTTGTTGCCTTCAACACCATAGAAATTACCATCGTATTTTTCATCTTTGCTACCATATCTTCTAAATTTCCCATTCTCAAACATTTCTGTACAGTCACTGTAAATGAATCCAGCGTCAGGGAATTTATCGCTAGCAGATTTAATTTTAGCCAAGCAATTATCCAATAAATAGTCATCATGGTCAAGTTCTACCAACCATTTACCACTAGACAAAGAGCAGGCCCTCTTCTTAGCCATTCCTACAAATCCCCCGGTATTTGGTGTTATTCTATATGGTTTAACCCTTAAATCCCTGGAAGCTATCTTTTGAAGATCATGCCATAAGTCGTTATGGTCTGAAGGCGAATCGTCTACAACAACCCACTCCCAATCTGTTTCACTCTGATCTACTATTCCTTGATAAGTTCTAAATATTCTCTCCCCCGTTTTGAAAGCAGGGGTAAAAATGCTGAAAAGAGGAATGTGTGGGTTTGTACGAACGTCTACTGCCTTAACCACCACATCATTAGCAAGTGTGTCAGGATCTGGGATTTGATCGTATTCTATAACCATTCTATCAAAATGCGAATGTATTTGATCATACTTACTACCAATAAAAACGAAAACATCAGGAGTGTGTTTGATGTTTAAATCCGATAGTACATTATTGTCTACATCAATTATGCCAATAGAAATCAAATTCACCCACTGCATGTTATTTTCTACCGAAGAATAAACTGTGGTAACGAATTCATAATTGCCACTAGGCTTATCCCAACCAAAAACAATAGCAGTCGGTCTTTTAACAATTAGCATTTATTTTTCCGTGTTGAAAAAGAAAACCTGGAATAGCCTACCGTCATTTTTATCCAGTCCGAAATAGTCCAAAGAAACGTGAAATAAATCACCCCGATAAATTACCAGCCTATTATAAATATTTCCAATTTTATCAACCATTTCCCATTTGGTCATATCCTGGGATTCTATATTAACAGGGGCTGCTTTAGCTACCTCATCAGGATGCTCAGAATTTCTCCACCTATTAAGACCAGTTTCTTTATGCCTAAAAAGACCAGTACCTGCAGAAAGTGGTGCATCTGGTGTTAAATAAAGAACTCCTGCCCAATCTGTTGTGTCATCGCTATGGATCCAGGATCTGTCAGCAGCTACTGTATATTGAAAGGACCCAGTTGAATCATCACCCCACCAAGTAACCTCTCCGCCATAAGGTCTAATTATATCCTGAATAGAATTCTTTACGTTATCTGCTAAAAAAGATACCGTTCTTTGTCCGGGGTAATTTCCACGAGCACTAAATTCTTGGGCTAAAGCAAATGATCTTACATCATCGGGATTTTTATAGAAATCGTCTATAATGATTGTTTGGACCTTCATATAGAATTACAATAATGATTTATTCTTATACGCCAAACAATCCAAAGGTTTTCAATTATTTAAAGTAATCCTGGGAATTCATTAACCTTTTGAGTTGTATTGGGGTTACTAACTATCGAATTAGAATTACCTAGAATATCGGACATAGAAAAAATCACACTCGGAATATGATCACCAGTAGATTTGGAATAATCATATGTATTTAAAACAATACCCTCCTTATTGATAATTTCAATTCTCGAAATTTCTTCACCTCCAACAAAATTATTGGCCATTTGTAAAAGTGACATGTCTACCTTAGGTACTTCCTTCATAGCATTAATCTATTACTCACAAGAGTATCCAGGAACGTTATATGTTGTTCCATCACAATCAATTCGGAACCACACATTAGGTTCTGCAAGATAAACGTCAGGATTAGTCCCGTAGTACAATGTTGGGTTACCACCTTCAGTAGATGTACACGTTCCATCACACGGAATTGTTGCTGCTGCTCCTTGTGCTCCTTGTGCTCCTGCTGCTCCTGCTGCTCCCTGTGCTCCGTCAGAACCAGAAGCAGCAGCTGCTCCTGATATCCGAGCAATATTAATAACAGCATCAGTGATCGCTACAGTTCCAGTACCGCTACTATCCATCCGTGCTGCATTTACCTCCATTCTTATAGTATCATTCGTATTTAAATAGAAATAACCAGTGGTTAGCGTATTAATTTCATCATTATAAAGCTGTCCTCTTGAGTAAGTATCAGACTTAGAAGAATCTACAACAGCACCATTAATATAGAGATTTTGCTGCATTGTTGATCTAGAACCACTCCTACTTGCTCCAACAATGTAATTTACATTAGAGCTAATTATATAATATCCATCTTGCAGAATCTCAATAAGAGCAGTATCATTCGTATGATCGTAAATTAAGGCGTTGGTTGAAGGGTCTAAACCATATTGTGTATGCGAAACTTTAATATCTGCTGTGGTACCTTGGGTAGAGAAATTAGTTACATTTAAAGTACCATCATCATACCCATTAAATCTATCTACACTACCTCCAACACCAGAACTTCCTGATGATCCAGAAGAACCAGAACTTCCTGAGGATCCAGAAGAACCAGAACTTCCTGATGATCCAGAAGAACCAGATGTTCCTGAAGAACCACTAGATCCTGAGGAACCACTAGAGCCTGACGATCCTGATGTTCCTGATGAACCAGAAGAACCACTAGAGCCTGATGATCCAGAAGAACCTGAGGATCCTGAGGATCCTGAAGAACCACTAGATCCTGAGGAACCACTAGAGCCTGATGATCCAGAAGAACCTGATGTTCCAGAACTTCCTGGTGCTCCTACTCCTGCAATTTGAATTAATATATCATCACCTGTAGTAGGCGACCATCCTGTACCTGACAAATGATCTAAATCAAATTCCCAATATGATCCGTTATCAACACCAACTGAGATTTGCGTATAATAAAGTACGTTAGATCCACCAACTAATCGCGTTATTTTCCATAGGGTTCCGTTGCCTAAACTATTAAAAATGTTTACATAATTAGGTCCTGATATGGGGTTTTCATTTATCAATAAGACAAAGGGTGATGCAGGTAAATTAGATCCGGAGCTATTTCTAGCTTCTCCACTTGCTGGAGATCCTCCGGATGTTGTCCAATCCCAGGTATTGTCTATTACATATCCTGAAGTACCAGAAATTCCTGATGATCCTGATGATCCCGAAGAACCACTAGAGCCTGATGTTCCCGAAGATCCACTAGAGCCTGAAGAACCACTAGATCCAGAAGAACCACTAGAGCCTGAGGATCCTGAGGTTCCTGAAGAACCTGAAGAACCACTAGAGCCTGACGATCCAGAAGATCCTGATGTTCCTGCATCACCAATTACATTAAGTCCTACCCAATAATCTTCACCATCGGTAAGGGATCCAGATCCACCTCTATCTATATACTCTAAACCTAGTTGAAACCATGTACTATTAGTTGGAGGATTTTTTGTTGCACTGGTTACATAATATGATGCAAATTGAGAATTTCCTGGGGTTAAGAACTGTATAATTCCTCTTCTTGGACCAGGGTTTGCTATCTCATCGAAGATATCTAACGTCTTAGTAACATTTACTGAATTAGTAGAAGTTGTACTAATCGCAGCACCTGTAACACTGTTTAAGCTTGCATTATTTAATACAAATTGTTGGGATGATGGTGCTACTGTAATGTTCGTACTGCTTGAATCGTATTCAGAAAAGAATCCTAAATAATTTGTGCCATCAATACCTGATGTTCCGGAAGAACCACTAGATCCTGAAGAACCTGATGTTCCTGAAGAACCTGATGATCCTGAAGAACCAGAGGAACCTGATGAACCAGAGGAACCTGATGAACCAGAAGAACCAGAAGAACCTGAAGATCCTGATGATCCAGAAGAACCACTAGATCCAGAAGAACCTGATGTTCCTGAAGACCCTGAAGATCCTGAAGATCCACTTGACCCTGAAGATCCAGAAGAACCACTAGATCCTGAAGAACCGCTAGATCCTGAGGTTCCTGAGGAACCTGAAGATCCTGAAGATCCACTTGACCCTGAAGATCCAGAAGAACCACTAGATCCTGAAGAACCTGAAGAACCAGAAGAACCTGACGATCCTGAAGATCCAGAAGATCCACTCGTGCCTGAAGAACCTGAAGAACCTGAAGAACCTGAAGAACCTGAAGAACCTGACGATCCTGATGATCCTGATGATCCAGAGGAACCTGAAGATCCTGAAGATCCACTAGATCCTGATGAACCTGAGGATCCTGAAGTTCCTGAAGATCCAGAAGAACCACTAGAGCCTGAAGAACCTGAAGATCCTGATGATCCAGAAGAACCACTAGATCCAGAAGAACCTGATGTTCCTGAAGAACCGCTAGATCCTGAAGAACCTGATGAACCTGAGGATCCTGAAGTTCCTGATGAACCAGAAGAACCACTAGATCCTGATGATCCGGAAGATCCACTAGAACCTGAAGTTCCAGAGGCTCCAGATACACCAGAGGAACCTGATGATCCACTTGTGCCTGAAGAACCTGATGATCCTGAAGAACCTGATGATCCTGAAGATCCACTTGTGCCTGAAGAACCTGATGATCCTGAAGATCCTGAAGAGCCACTAGATCCTGATGATCCTGAAGTTCCTGAAGATCCTGAAGAGCCACTAGATCCTGAAGAACCCGAAGAACCAGAAGAACCTGATGATCCTG